TCAGTTCTCAACGAAAATCAACATGGCGTCGCCCTCGGTTTGCTCGAGGCCCCGAAAACCTGGCATGTGCTGGAATTCAAAACGCATGGCGTCAAAAGCTTTGCCGATTTGACCGCAAAAGGCGTCGTGGCATCGAAGCCACAGCACGCTGCGCAGATGCAGATCTACATGCACCTGACCGGTATCACCAACGCGCTCTACATGGCGGTCTGCAAAAACACCGACGCGCTGCATATCGAGCGGATCGAGGCCGACAGTGCGATGGCCGAGCGTCTGTTGGACAAGGCTGGCCGGATCATCTTCGCCCAGCATCCGCCCGCGCGGATCAGCGAGGACCCGGCATGGTTTGAATGTCGGTTCTGCGACCACCATGCCGCCTGCCAAGACAGTGGCGGTGCTGCCGTGACCTGTCGGTCCTGTCTGCATTCCACCGCAGTCGATGGCGGATGGCATTGCGCCCGGCACGATCGAATGCTGGTGCCGGCTGAGCAGCGGACCGCTTGCGGCAGACATCTCTTCATCCCTGATCTCGTGCCGGGGGAGGTCATCGATGCGGGAGACGACATTGTCACCTACCGCATGAACGATGGCGCCTCCTGGTCAAATGATGCCCGCAATACGGAGGCTGCGCCATGCTGACCCTGCGCCCATACCAAGAGGCTGCTATTGCTGCCATCTACAAGTATTACGAGAAAAATTCCGGCAACTGTTGCGTTGTCATCCCAACAGCCGGCGGCAAGTCGCTCGTCATGGCGTCATTCATCGAAGGGGTGCTGAAGGCGTGGCCGGATCAGCGCATCCTGATCGTGACCCATGTGCGCGAGTTGATCGCCCAGAACCATGCCGAGATGATCGGGCTTTGGCCAGAGGCACCGGCGGGCATCTATTCGGCGGGCTTGGGCAAACGCGAGGCGCAGGCCCGTGTTTTGTTTGCAGGCATCCAATCCATCCATCGCCGCGCTCATGAAATCGGCCACACCGATCTGGTGTTGATTGATGAGGCTCATTTGATCCCGGGCAATTCTAGCACGATGTACAGACGCTTTCTGGACGCGCTGCAGGCGATCAATCCTGAGCTGAAGGTGATTGGTCTCACCGCCACACCGTTTCGCACTGGCAGCGGCATGCTGCATGAGGGCAAGGACGCACTCTTCACTGACATTGCCTATGAGGCGCCGGTGCGCGATCTGATTGACGCAGGGTATCTGAGCCCACTGATCTCGAAACAGCCCAATACGCGGCTCGACGTCTCGAAGGTCGGCACCCGTGCGGGCGACTTCATTGCGCGCGATCTGGCAGCCGCTGTCGATCAGGAAGCGACCACGAGGGCGGCCGTTACCGAGATCATCACCCATGGAAAAGACCGCAAATCCTGGCTGGCCTTCTGTTCTGGCGTCGAGCACGCACGCCACGTCGCCGAGGAGTTTGCCTGCCAAGGCATCACCTGCCGCACAATCTTTGGGGACACGCCAAAGGAGGAGCGCGATGCCATCATCGCGGCCTTCAAGCGCGGTGAAATCCGCGCACTGGCCTCGATGGGGGTGCTTACGACCGGGTTCAATGCGCCCGCCGTCGATCTCATCGCGCTGCTGCGTCCCACCAAGTCCGCAGGGCTTTATGTCCAAATGGTCGGTCGCGGCACGCGCTTGGCTCCGGACAAGGAAAACTGCTTGGTGCTCGACTTTGCGGGCAATGTCCGCCGCCACGGGCCGATCGATCTGGTCCGCCCGAAACGCCCAGGCGATGGCGGGGGTGGCGAGGCCCCCACAAAGGTTTGCCCCGAGTGCGACAGCATCATGGCGCTCTCGGCGACGGAATGCCCTGATTGTGGCTATGTCTTCCCAGCACGTGAGGTGAAGATCGCCCCCACAGCGGCCACGCTCCCGGTTCTGTCGCCGAAAGTCGAGTGGCTGCCGGTCCACGGCGTGTCCTACAGCCGTCATGACAAGCGCGGCGGGCTGCCCTCAATGAAGGTCACCTATAGCTGCGGGCTCAAGTCCTACAACGAATGGGTCTGTGTCGCGCATCAGGGCTATGCGCGCCAGAAGGCGCTCGAGTGGTGGCGCAAGCGCGCGCCGGGCTGCCCGATGCCGCGCACTGTCGACGATGCCATTGCGCAGGCGGGGCAACTGGCCCGGCCAACCGCGATCTCGGTGCGCCCGTCTGGCCGCTTTCTTGAAATCTCCGGCTACAGGTTTGATCCATGCGCCACATCAACTCCGGCCTCTGCGCCGTCTGCCGCCGGGAACCTCGCGGGTTTGGTTGGTTCAACCCGATATTCACAGTCTCGGACAAGCGGCGGGACCAAAGCCGCAAAAACCTCTGTTCTCGCATCTGCCAGAACATCTGTCACTGGAGGTCAGGCATGATCGATCCCACCCCAAATGAAATGCAGGCTATGAGCGTTGGCGGCCAATATGGTGGCGAATACCTCGAGAGTATCGGCAAATCGGATCTCGCCACCCTGACTGAGACCGAGTGGGATCGCTTCCTTGATGCGGTCATTACCGGATATTGCGATCAACTGCGCGCGCTGGCGGGACAAGACCGCACTCGGCTCGACGCTATGACCCCGGAGGTGCCGTTCTGATGGCAAATACATCTTATATGGCGCGCTTCGGCGCACGGCTGGTCACCAATGGCTATGGCATCCTGCCGATCGGTCCGGGCACCAAAAAGCCCGGGCAGTTCAAGCGTGGGGCGTGGGCGGACTATCCAGAATGGAACCGGCACACCGAGCGCCCGACCACGGAGGTGGAGGTGACGACGTGGTCGGCCTGGCCCGAGTGTGGCGTCGGGCTTGTTGGCGGTGCGGTTGCGGCCGTCGATATCGACGTTGTTGAGGACGCAGAACTTGCGCTCCGGATCGAGCGATTGGCGCGCGAACGGCTGGGGGACACGCCCGCGCTGCGCATCGGCAAGGCGCCTAAACGAATGCTGATGTATCGCACAGAAACCCCATTCCGGGGCATTAAGCGTCATCCGCTGGAGGTGCTTTGTCTGGGTCAGCAGTTCGTGGCCTACGCCAACCACCCGGACACGGGCGCGCCCTATGCCTGGCCAGAGGAAGGGTTGGCTGATCTCGATATCACGGAGCTGCCTGAAATCACCGCAGAGATGGCACGCGCCTTTCTCGATGAGGCCTATGCGCTGTTGCCCGAACATTTGCGTCAACGTGGCCTTACGACAGGATCACCGGGCACGGAGCACCTGCAGGCCCATAGCCAGATGGGGACATTGCCAGCCATTGAAGCCGCGCTGAAATGGCTGCCAAATGCAGAGTTGGATTATGACAGCTGGGTGCGGATTGGTATGGCGCTGAAGGGCGCGCTTGGCGAGGCTGAGGGCGATATCTTTGCCGGCTGGTCAGCGCAGGCGGCCAAGGACGTGCCTGCGGCGACAGCGAAGGCCTGGGCCAGCTTCAAACCCGATCGCATTGGCGCCGGCACGATCTACCACCTTGCCATGGAGCGCGGCTGGCAACCTGATGCATCACTGCGCTTTGATGGATCGACGGCCCGCGATGAACAGCATCCTGCGGCGGATCTCTTGTCGAAGCTGGGAGAACAAGCCGAGGGTGATCAAGACCCTCCAGCCACCTCGCCATTCACGCTAATCATGCCCGATGGATTGGTGGGGGACCTGACCGACTACATGTTATCGACAGCCCGGCGTCCGCAGCCACTTTTGTCGCTCGGCGCCAGCCTCTGTGCGATCGGCGCGCTGATGGGGCGGCAGTATCGGACCGAAAGCAACCTGCGCTCGAACCTGTATGTCGTGGGCATTGCGGATAGTGGATCAGGCAAGAACCACGCCCGCGAGATTATCAACGAGGTCTTTTTCGAGGCGGGGCTGGCCCATCATCTTGGGGGTAACAAGATCGCCTCCGGGGCGGGTCTGCTCACCGCGCTGCATCGACAGCCTGCGATCCTATTCCAGATCGACGAGTTTGGGATGTTTCTGGCAGCGGCGGCCGACCGGCGGCGCAGTCCACGCCACATCACTGAAATCCTCGACAATATGACCGAGCTTTACACGGCCGCGGGCGGGGTTTTCCTCGGGGCGGAATATGCCAACCGTGATGGCTCAAATGAGCGGCGGGATATCAACCAACCCTGCCTGAGTGTCTATGGCACCACGACGCCTTTGCACTTCTGGGGCGCATTGCAGGGCGCAAACGTCGTCGATGGCTCGCTCGCACGTTTCCTGATCCTGCCAAGTGATGAGGATTATCCGGACGAGAACATCGCTGTGGGCATGCGCCAGGCACCACCTGCGCTGATCGCCGGGCTGCAAAGCGTGGCCTGCGGTGGTGGGCACCAGAAAGGCAATCTTGCGGGTAAGACGGCCGATCAGAACACTGCGGTGAACCCAGCTATCGTGCCGATGACCGAGGAGGCCCGTGCCCGGTTTCGACTGCTCAGCGCAGAGCTGACGGGGGAGTTGCGCGCAGCAAGTGGAACAGCCTTCACGGCGATCCTGGCCCGCATTGGGGAGAACGCGTTGAAACTGGCGCTGATTGTGGCGGTGGGGCGTGATCCGACAAACCCTGCGATCGACCTCTCGGCCGCAGATTGGGCCATTGATTTTGTGCGCCATTATGCGCGGCGGACCATGGAGGCTGTTGAACGCCATGTCGCGGACACCGAGACAGAAGCGCATCTCAAGCGGTTGAAGGAGATCATTCGGGCGGCAGGTGCGAAAGGCATCGCCAAATCCGAAATCACGCGCGCCTCACAATGGCTCAAGTCGCGTGACCGTGATGAGATCCTGCTGACCTTGATCGAAAGCGGGGATGTCACGACCGGCATGCGCGGCTCATCGACCAAGCAGGCCATGGTGTACAGGTTGGCGCGGTTTGGCGGGTGACGGGAGATCCTTCAAACCCACTGAAGCTGATTTTGAAGCAGGCATTGGGAATAACACCATGAGTTAAAACGGAAAAACAAAATCCTTCAAATCCTTCAATCTTTCAAGAGGACCCCTTATCCCTATACGCGTACGCGCGCGTTTAAATATTAGGAGAGAGGTACCTATTGAAATATTGAATAATTGAAAGATTATATATTATACATATAGGACAACGACTTAGGGGCGGAAATCTTTCAAGTGCCTTCCCTGAATGTTTTGAAAGATATGCTGGGCGGCCTCGTCGCCCTGCGCCTGACCTGACCAGACCACCCTTCGGGGCCTGGCGAGACCGCAGCCTTCACCGGCCAGCCCTCTCGCCTTGCTCATCAAATCGAAGAGGAGGTCTACATGACCCAACCCACACAAACCCCGCGCTGCATACTTGCGCTTGATCTAGGCACGACCACCGGCTGGGCCATCCGTGGCTTTGACGGCCTGATCACCAGCGGGACAGCGTCGTTCAAACCCGGCCGCTACGATGGCGGTGGTATGCGTTATCTGCGGTTCACCAACTGGCTAACAGAGCTTGACCGGCTGTCTGGACCGATTGCAACGATCTGGTTCGAGGAAGTTCGCCGCCACGCTGGTACTGACGCAGCCCATGTTTATGGAGGCCTGATGGCGTCACTGACAAGCTGGGGGGAGCTGAGGGGCATTCCCTATGCGGGCGTACCGGTTGGCACTATCAAGCGCCACGCCACCGGCAAGGGCAATGCGCCAAAGCAAGCGATGATTGACGCAGCGCACGCCCGAGGGTTCAGCCCAGCCGATGACAACGAGGCTGACGCCATCGCCATTCTGCACTGGGCCATTGAGACCCGGGGAGGTGTGGCATGAGGTTTACACCCAGAGGCTATGGCGGACACCGCCGTGATCCCGATCAGGTCAAACGGGACGGTTGGCACGAACAAGGTGTGCTGGCTGTCAGCGTCGACGATCAACGCCTGACCTGGCCGGAACGTGAATTGGTCGAGCAATTAGGCACAAAACTCTACGGGCCACGCCCCGTTGGGGAGGTGCGCCATGGGTGAGAAAAAGACATGGACCGCCGACGATGTCGCGGATCATTTCGAAGAAGCGTTCCGCACGCTGCGCAAGCTGCCACCGGTCAAGGCAAAGGGGTACTTCAACGCCTGGCCTGACATCGCGCGGACCAGCCGTGAGATCGCTGCGATGGAGCCGCAGCCTATGCGGGTCTGGCCGTCGGCGGCGTCGATCACACGGCTTGAGCAGACCTTCGATTGGGTGCTTTGGATTGACGAGGCCGAGCGCAAGCTGATCTGGTCGCGGGCGGCGCGTGTGCCTTGGAAGCAGATCAGCGGTGAACTTGGGGTTGACCGCACGACGGCATGGCGCAAGCACAAGCTCGCATTGACCAAGATCGCGTCGTGCCTGAATGTCTGAACGACTCCAATATGTTGCAACACTTTTGTGTTCGACACATGCAACAGTTTCGTGCTATCCGTAGGACATAATGGGGAGAGTGCGTTGGAAGACGGCTCTCCCCGTTTTTGTTGGTGGATACTTCTCTGGCTTCCGGTTTCCAACCAAGGGTCCAGCTGGCATCCAGCGCGCTAACCCACTGAATTCGCGGGTCCTTCCTGGCCCCAAACGTATACGGGGGGGCGAGGCGCGCAATATCGCTAGCGACAGGGCCCGTTTTTTGGGAAGCCACCCCAGCGGGTATCCACCCGCGATCTGACAAAAATCACAATTAAACAAACCCTTGGAGCTGGATGCCTTGGCCGCCGCTGGACCCTTCGTGGAGTCCAAGCTGGTTGCTGGTATCCGGAACCCAGGGGTCCACCCCATTGAGGCGCCCTGAACATTATGACCCTGAGCTTTGCCCCCGACGCAATCGAGACTTGGCCGCTTGCTAAGCTCCAGCCTTATGCGAAGAACGCAAAGATGCATGGCGCGGATCAGGTTGCAAAGATCGCGGCCAGCATGGCCGAGTTTGGCTGGACCGTTCCGTGCCTGGTCGCGGATGATGGAGAATTGATCGCAGGCCATGGCCGGGTGCTTGCCGCCACACAGCTGGGGCTGCTTGAGGCCCCCGTGATCGTGCTGGGACATCTGACCGAAGCACAGCGTCGGGCCTACCGGATCGCGGACAACAAGCTGACGGAACTTGGTACTTGGGACGAGGCGCTGCTATCGGCCGAGCTGAACGACCTGCTGGCAGAGGACTACGATCTCTCGCTCATCGGCTTTGATGACGCTGAACTCGAAGCGCTGTTGGCCGGAGACGTTGATCCTGAAACAGCCTCTCGCGAGGGCGAGGACGATGTTCCCGAGGCCCCCGAGACCCCAATCAGCCGTCCGGGCGATCTTTGGGTGCTCGGCAAACATCGGCTGCTCTGCGGTGACGCGACCGTGGCCACCGATGTCGATCGTCTGCTCGGTGATGTGAAACCGCAGCTGATGGTGACCGATCCGCCTTACGGCGTCGAATACGATCCGGGCTGGCGTAACAAGGCAGGAGCCGCCGCAACAAAACGTACCGGCAAGGTACTAAATGATGACCGGGCTGATTGGCGTGAGGCCTGGGTGCTCTTCCCTGGCGATGTGGCCTATGTCTGGCATGGCGCATTGCATGCGACCACCGTTGCCGAGAGCTTAGAGGCCTCCAGTTTCAATATCCGGTCGCAGATCATCTGGGCCAAGGATCGCCTGGTGCTGAGCCGCGGCGATTATCACTGGCAGCACGAGCCGTGCCTTTATGCGGTGAAGAAAACCGGCAAGGGCCATTGGGCGGGCGATCGCAAACAAACGACGCTTTGGCAGATCGCGAACAAGGATCAGGATGCTGAAACCGTACACGGCACCCAGAAGCCCGTCGAATGTATGCGCCGTCCGATCCTGAACAATTCCAGCCAGGGCCAAGCTGTCTACGAGCCTTTTATGGGCTCGGGCACTACGCTAATCGCGGCGGAAACCACGGGGCGGGTCTGCTACGGGATTGAGCTTAATCCGGCGTATGTCGATGTCGCCTTAGAGCGCTGGCAGAGGTTCAGTGGCCAACGCGCTGTTCTTGAAGGCGCCGGAACCAGTTTTGATGACCTGCGCTCAGAGCGGAGCGGCCAATGAGGCAATCCCGTCTGATGTCATTTTGTGAAGCGATTGCGAATGTTGCGGTGGGCTACGGCGTCGCTGTGCTGACGCAGACCATGATCTTCCCGATGTTTGGGCTGCACACGACGCTGGCGCAGAACCTGCAAATGGGGGCGGTCTTTACCGTCGTCAGCATCGTGCGTTCCTATGTGCTGCGGCGGGTGTTCGAGGCCATTCGGGTCCGAACGACAAAGCCGCCACTCCAGACAAGCGACGGCTCCGTTCGCGCAAGGCTCCCTTACCGCCGCGACTTCAGCGGTACAGCGGCGCGGGATCAGTCTTCGATACGATAGACGCGTCCGCGCTCCTCCACCTTTTCCGAGGTGATTGCGAGGCCTAGCTTTTTCTTGAGCGCGCCGGACATGGCGCCGCGCACCGTATGCGATTGCCACTCGGTGGCATTGGCGATCTCTTCGATGGTCGCGCCTTCAGGCCGACGTAGGAGGTCAATCACGATCTGCTGCTTCGTCTGGTGCGAGGCCGTAGCGGTTGTTTTCGGTGTGGATTTCTGAGCCATAAGTGTCTCCAGTATTTGAGGATCGCGATATGCGTCCTTCTACCGAGACAGGCCCCGCGAGCGCGGGGCATATCTTGAGGTCTGGGCAGTTCAGACCAGACCGATGTCTTTCAGACAGGCGGCTGCGTCGATCAGTTGATTGGTGGGCACCTCGATGGTGATCGTCATGCTGTCGGCGTAGGCGCGAACATAAACGCCACCGTCGTCCATCATGGCGCATTCGATCTCGTCAAGGACTGTGGTGATGCGGCTGCGATCGAATTGATCGGGTAGCTTACGGATGGCGATCCGGATGGTGCTGGTTTCCATGGCGCTTACTCCGCGTGCTCGCCTTCGCTGAAGGCGCTGTCGGTGATGCGCTTCAGCAAGCTGGCGTAATGCTCAAGGGTGCCAACATGGCCCCAGTTGATTTCGTCGGGGTGGCAGTTGAAGTGCTCGTCGCTGAGGCTCTGAAGCCGGGCGAGCATGGCGTCGATCTCGGCTTTCTTGCCAATGAAGGCGTTGATCGCAGCTTCGCGGTTCCGCGCGGCCTTCTCGGCGCGCAGTTGGTGGCGAGGCGTGGTGATCGGGTTCAAGCGGGTCATCGTGGCGGCTCCTTGGTTTTGCGCGACCGCTGCGCTGCTTGAGCGCGGTGGTGAGTTGCATCGTTTTCGTGAGATCACGTTCGCTCTACTGCGGAGGCTTATCAACGACATAAGCACATGATTTTGAATGATAATCGGAGCGCACAATGGAGGGTTTGAGCGAGCGCCAATACGCCACCCGCGTTGGTCTTTCACGCGGTGCGATCCAGAAGGCCAAGGCGACAGGACGGCTGGTGCTGCACGACGATGGCAGCATCGATGCGGTTGCAAGCGATGCCCTGCGTGCTGAGGCAACCGACCCATCCAAAACCCGCAAGAAGCCGCAGCCAAGACGCAAGCCTGTGTCGGAGGCGGCTGTCTCGGCAGTCGGTGACACTCTGAAAGAACAGGGTCTTGAGGCTCCGGCAAATAGTGGTGGCACCACCTTTTTGCAGGCCAAGACGGCCAATGAAGTGCTGAAGGCGCAGGAACGTCGTCTGCGTCTGCAAAAGCTGAAAGGCGAGTTGATCGATCGGGCTCGCGCACTGTCGCTGGTCTTTCGGCTGGCGCGCCAGGAACGTGATGTCTGGGTCAATTGGCCCGCGCGGGCGGCCGCGTTGATGGCGGCAGATTTGGGTGTTGAGCCCGCCGCCATGCAGAAAGTTTTGGAAAAACATGTCCGTGCCCAGCTCGACGATCTTGCAGAGGTCAAACCCGATCTCCGGTGATGCAGACGATATGCCGGATTTCGATGGCTCGGCAGAAATCCTGCGTGCCTGGGGCGCGGGTCTCACGCCGGATGCGGACCTGACCGTGTCCCAATGGGCAGACCGACATCGGATGCTGTCGGGACGCGCGTCGGCAGAACCTGGTCGGTATCGCACGGCCCGCACGCCTTATATGGCCGAGATCATGGACCGGCTGTCGCCTGGGGACCCGGCACAACGGATCGTGTTCATGAAGGCGGCGCAGGTCGGCGCGACGGAAGCGGGCAACAACTGGATTGGCTTTGCGATCCACCAGGCGCCGGGGCCAATGTTGGCGGTCCAACCAACGGTGGAATTGGCGAAACGAAACTCACGTCAGCGGATTGATCCGCTGATCGATGAGAGCCCGGAATTGCGGGAACGGGTCAAACCGGCGCGTTCTCGTGACGCGGGCAACACGATGCTGTCTAAAGAATTCGCGGGCGGTATTCTGATCATGACCGGGGCAAACTCGGCCGTAGGGCTGCGCTCGACCCCGGCGCGCTACATATTCCTCGACGAGGTCGATGCCTATCCAGCGTCCGCTGACGATGAGGGTGATCCGGTTACGCTGGCGGAAGCGCGTTCGCTGACCTTCGCCCATCGGCGTAAGGTGTTCTTGGTCTCAACCCCGACCATTCGCGGCATGAGCCGGATTGAGCGGGACTATGAGGCCAGCGATCAGCGCCGGTTTTTCGTCCCATGCCCGCATTGTGGCGCGATGCAGTGGCTCAAATTCGAACGGCTGCGCTGGCAGAAGGGGCGTCCCGAGACGGCGAAATATCACTGCGAGGGCTGCGAGAAGCCTATCGCGGAGCATTATAAGACGGCGATGCTGGAGGCTGGCGAATGGCGAGCAACCGCCACGGCGGCGGACCCGAATACCGTCGGCTATCACCTCTCGGCGCTCTATTCGCCCATCGGCTGGCTGAGCTGGGAGCGGATCGTGCGGGCCTGGGATGCAGCCCAGGGGTCGGATGAGGCAATCAAAGCGTTTCGCAACACGATCCTCGGCGAGACGTGGGTCGAGACGGGTGAGGCGCCGGACTGGCAGCGGCTCTACGACCAGCGAGAACACTGGAAGCCGGGCGTTGTGCCTGCGGGTGGGTTGTTCCTGACGGCTGGCGCCGATGTGCAAAAGGACCGGATCGAGGTCGATGTCTGGGCCTGGGGCCGAGGGCTCGAAAGCTGGCTTGTCGATCACATTGTTATCGAAGGCGGCCCGGGCGATCCGGCGTGCTGGCAGAAACTCTCCGATCTGCTCGGGCGGACCTGGCAGCATGCCAGCGGCACCGCCATGAAGATTGCGCGGCTCGCTATCGATACTGGCTACGAGACCAGCGCCGTCTATGGATGGGCGCGGCAGGTGGGCTTTGGGCAGGTGGCGCCGGTCAAAGGCCTGGAAGGCTTCAACCGAGCGAGCCCGGTGACGGGGCCGACCTATGTCGATGCGACCATCGGGGGCAAGCGTCTGCGCCGCGGTGCACGGCTTTGGACTGTGGCGACATCGACTTTCAAGACCGAGACCTATCGCTTCTTGCGCCAGGACCGCCCGACGGCGGAAGAGATCGCCGCCGGTGCTTCGTTCCCGGCGGGAACGGTGCATCTGCCGGGCTGGGCCGACAGCGAATGGCTGAAGCAGCTGACCGCGGAACAGCTGGTGACGGTCAAGACCAAGCGCGGCTTCGCCAAACTCGAATGGCAGAAGCTGCGGGAACGCAACGAGGCGCTGGACTGTCGTGTCTATGCGCGTGCGGCTGCGTGGATCCTCGGCGCGGACCGCTGGTCGGACGCCCGGTGGGAAGAACTCGCGGCGCAGTTTGCGGTCGCTGATGGCAGGGGCACGGCCTCTGCTACAGGCCCGCAATCTGTACGCAAGGCAAAGGTGCGCCGCGTTGCGCGGTCAACATACATGGGATGAGGTTGTAAAGTCAGTGAAGCCGCTTCGCGCGGCTGCGCTCGAATGCCTCAAGCGCGGCTTTGCGCTTTTGGGCAATGGAACGGATGCTTTCGGCAATGCGGTCCGCGCCGAAATCCACGGGATTGAAGGGGCCGCCATACCAGCGCACCAAGTCTTTGCGTTGCGGATGGCGAGGTTTGGCCATGGCTTCGACGAAGTCCATGAACCCGGGAGGGCCGCCCACATCCTCTGGTGGGGCTGTGCGCTCGCCATCGATAAAGAGGGGATAGTCGGTGCCGGCCGTTGCTTCGATAACCTCCTCGATAATGACGCGGTGCTGCCAGTCATCGCCAAAATCGTAGGTGTAAAGAAGTTCGGTCACACCACGGTCCACAAGTGTGCAGAGGCGCATGCCCTTGGCCTGATAGATCTTGCGGCCCCAGACCGCATCCTCGGGATCGGGTTCGCCATAGACGCGTTCGCCCACGGCAAACTGATAAAGATGGTAGTTCTCCCAGGGCATGACCGCCTGAATGATCTCGTGCAGGGCGCGAAGGTTGGTCGTCAGGCTGACGTCAACGCGCCGCCAGATAAGCGGAGCGATATGTTCGAGTTCAATCCTGATACGGGCGATCTTGGTCGACATGGCACGGCCTAACGGTGGTTTTGCGCCGAACTTAAAAGGTGATGGCGATGGCCACAATCACGGACCTGCGCGCCCGCCGGGAAGCGCTCTCTTCACAACGATCCTCTGGCGTGGCCCGCGTCAGCTATGACGGCAAGACGGTGGACTATCGCTCCATCGCAGAGATCGACCGCGCCATCGAGGCTCTCGACCGCGAGATCGCCTCGGCAGAGGGCCGACGCATTGTCCGGCACGTCCGCGTAACAACGGCCAAAGGTCTCTGATCAGATGGCACTCTTCGACCTCTTCCGCCGCCCCAAGCCTGGCGGCCCTGAAGCCATACGCGCGCGTCTCGAAGGGGCGATGGCCAAGCGCCGCTTGCGCGGATGGAACCCGCCGCTCGAGAATATCAACGCGTTGGTCGCCTCTGGCGGACCCAGACTGCTGGCACGATCACGCGAGCTGGTGGTGACGAACGGCTATGCCGCCAATGCGTGCGAGGCTTTCGCCGCGAACCTCGTTGGCGACGGGATCAAACCGTCCTCGCTCATTACGAACGCGGCGCTGCGTGATCAGGTGCAAAAGCTCTGGCTGGCCTGGACGGATGAGGCGGATGCCGATGGGCTGACCGACTTTTACGGCCTGCAGGCCATGGTCGCGCGGGAGATGTTTGTTGCGGGCGAGTGCTTCGTGCGCCTGCGTCCACGCCGGGCGGAAGACGGGCTGTTGGTGCCGCTACAGTTGCAGCTTCTCCAATCCGAGATGCTGCCCTTCGAGAAAACCGAGACCGATCCAAATGGAAACCGCATCCGCTGCGGGATCGAGTTCGATCTGATTGGACGGCGGGTGGCCTATCATTTCCGCCGCCGCCATCCGGGCGACAGCACGGACCAGCGAGTGGCGCTGCCGGACACGGTGCGTGTGCCGGCCGAGGAGGTCTTGCACATTTACCGGCCCATCGATGCAGGCCAGATAAGGGGCCTGCCGCATGTGGCGCCTGCGATGGTGCGGTTGTTCCTCTTGGATCAATACGACGACGCCGAACTCGATCGCAAAAAGACCGCTGCGATGTTCGCAGGCTTCATCACCAAGACGGCGCCCGACGACCCGATGATGGGCGAAGGCGAAGCCGATCTCGATGGAGCCGCGATAGCCAGCCTAGAGCCAGGTACCATGCAGGTGCTGCTGCCGGGTGAGGATGTAAAGTTCTCAAGCCCAGCTGATGTGGGCGGGGGCTACGAGGCTTTCCAATACCGCACGCTGCTCGCAGTCTCGGCCTCCCTGGGGCTGCCATACCACCTTGTCACCGGCGATGTTCGGCAAGCGAACTATTCGAGCCTGCGGGCCGAACTGGTCGAGTTCCGGCGGCGGATCGGTCAGCTGCAGCACGGGGTCATGGCCCATCAGCTTTGTCGCCCCATCTGGCGGCGCTGGCTGGAGACGGCCGTGCTCTCAGGCGCCTTGGATGCAGATCCGGTTGTCGCGCGACCCGTCCAATGGATCCCGCCACGGTGGGATTGGGTCGACCCGTTGAAGGATATCCAAGCGCAGGTCCTGGCAATGGAGGCCGGGCTCACCTCGCGGCGCAAGGTGGTCGAGGCCACGGGCTACGACATCGAAGAGGTCGATCGCGAGAATGCCTCTGACGCCAAGCGCGCGGCAGACTTGGGCCTGACCTATCGCGCCAGCCCCGGCGAAACGCAGGGCGCGCGCGCCACACCAACGGGCATCCCTGACCCGAACACCCCAAACGAGGACGGCAGCGGGTCGTCCACGACACCGCAGCAGGAGTAAACTCATGAAATCCTGGTACACGATCCGTGCCCGAACCTCGGGAACGGAAGTGCTGATCTATGACGAAATCGGCGCCTATGGCATCACGGCAAAGGGCTTTCTGGCCGAACTCGGTGCGCTGCCCGACGATGCGGCAATTGATCTGCGTCTCAACAGCCCCGGCGGCTCGGTCTTTGATGCAGTCGCCATTTACAATGCGCTGAAGCGCCATGCGGGCGACATCACCATCTGGATCGATGGCATCGCGGCCTCAGCAGCGAGCTACATCGCCATGGCGGGCGACACCATCGTCATGCCTGAAAACGCCTTCCTGATGATCCATGACCCCTCGGGGTTGGTCATGGGCACGGCCGAGGATATGCGGTCAACGGCCGAGGCCCTCGACAAGGTGAAAGGCAGCCTGATCCAAGGGTATGCATCGAAATCGGGAAAGGGCGACGAAGAGATTGCCGCCCTGATGGCAGCCGAGACCTGGCTCGATGCCAAGGATGCACTGGATCTCGGCTTCATCGACCGCATCGCCGAGCCTGTGAAACTCGCCGCCTCCTTCAATGTGGCGCGCTTCCGCAACGCGCCGCCGGAAGTGGTCGAGGCAGCAAGTGAGGGAGGCGAGCCCGCAGCCCCGGATCCCCAGTCCGAGGGTGTTGAAGACGCCAACACCCTGTCTGACCCCGAACACCCGGCTGCGGAGGCGCCAACTATGGCCGCATGTGAGCTCACAATGGCTGACACCGCGACGGTGCGTGCAGAGGCCATCGCCCATGCGCGCGCCGTGATCGATCTTTGCCGCCTCGCGGGTCAGCCGCAGATGGTGGGCCGGTTCCTCGAAGAAGACGTTGGTCTCGATGAGGTCCGCAACCGCCTTCTCGCGGCAAAGGCCGAAGCCACCCCCGACATCACCGCCGCCCATGCCCAGCCCGGGCGGGCGGCGACCACCCAATCCTGGGGCGATGTGATCGCCCGCACCTTCAAGACGAAAGGCTAACGCATCATGACGACGCTCACTGAAGGCAAACACGCGGGCGGCTTCCTCGTCTGGGAAGTGCTCCGCGATTACACCCGAGAAACCATCACCATCGCCTCGGGGGCTGGAAAGCTCGCGCCGGGCACCGTGCTCGGCAAGATCACCACCGGCGGTAAATACACCGGGCTCGCGCCCGCCGCCACGAACGGCAGCCAGAATGCCGCCGGCATTCTCTGGGCGGGCGTTAACGCATCGGCGGCTGATGCACCGGGCGTCGTCGTGTTGCGCGGCCCCGCCATCGTCAACCGCCACGAGATCGTGTGGCCTGATGGTGCGACCGAGGCCCAGATCACCGCCGCCACAACGGCTTTAGCCGCGCTCGGCATCATCTTGCGTTAAGCCTGAGAGAGAAAGGACATCCCCATGGCCACCATGGACATCTTCGAGGGCGACGCCTTCAGCATCATCGAGCTCACCCGGGCTCTGGAAAACATCCCCTTCAAGCCGGCGATCCTGTCGGGCTCCGGCCTGTTCGGCTCGCGCGGTGTGCGCCAACGCACCGTGATGATCGAAAGCCGCGATGGCACGCTGTCGCTGATCCCGTTCTCGGAGCGGGGCTCGGCCTATGAACAACAGGTGCCTGAGCGGCGCGATATGCGCGCCTTCGTGTGCCGACAGTTCAAGAAGCAGGACGTGCTCTGGGCCTCGGAAATTCAGGCGATCCGTGACTTCGGCTCGGAAACGGCGGTGCAACAGGTGCAAACCGAGGTCGCCCGCAAGATGGCGCGGCTGCGCAATGACGCGGAAGCGACCTTCGAGTTCCACCTCTTCAACGGCATTCAGGGCGTGGTGAAGGACCCCAAGGACGGGGCCACGGTCATCAACTACTACACTGAGTTCGGCATCACCCCGGCCGCCGAGGTCGACTTCGATCTCGATAACCAGTCGCCCGCCTCGGGCGCCCTGCGCAAACGCTGCCAAGCGTTGATCGAAAGCGTGGAAGACAGCCTCGGCGGGCTGGCTGCCGGTCAGGTCCAGCTCCGCGCAGAATGCGGCTCGGCCTTCTTTGCCGATCTTGTTGCGCACAAGGAGGTGCGCGAGACCTATCTCAACACCGCTGCAGCGGCCGATCTGCGGGGCAGGGTAGGGGAGGAGGTCAGCTTTGGCGGCATCACCTTCCGCCGCTATCGCGGTGGTCTTGGTTTCGGCGTGCCGACCGACAAGGCGTATTTCTATCCGGAAGGCGTCGAGGGGCTCTTCGAGATCTACTATGCCCCCGCCGACACGTTCGAGACGGTGAACACGCTCGGCCTGCCGCTCTATGCGCGCATGATCCCCGACCGCGACCGTGACGAATGGGTGCGCCTCGAGATCGAAAGCAACCCGCTGCCGATCTGCACCCGGCCGCAGGTCTTGCGCTCGGCAAAGCGGACCTGATGAATGCCTTTGCTGACGCCCTCGGGGTGTTGTTCCTCGATGCCAATCTCTCGGTCGAGATCTGGCATCGGGACAGTGAGGGGCAGTTTACGCGCGCCCGGGGCATCTTGCGCCGCCCCGATGAGATCACCGAGTTCGGATCGGCGCGGCTTATGTCAGACACCACTCGGATCGATGTTCGGGTGGCGGATATCCCAGACCCTCGGCCGCAGGAGCAGATCCTGATCGGGGATGAAACCTTCCTGATCCAGGGCGAGCCGCGCCGTGACCGCGAGCGGCTCATTTGGACGATTGAGCTGACCCCCGCATGAAGCTTGGCATCGACATCACACCCGACCTCGTCGCCGTGATGGCCGCCGAGATAAAGGCCGGCGAAAAGGCTGTCAGTGCGGCGATGCGGGACGCCGGAACCGATCTGAAATCCGCCTGGCGCGGGCAGATCACGCAAGCGGGGCTTGGCCGGCGCCTTGCGAATTCGATCCGGAGCCAGACCTATCCAAAAACTGGTGAAAGCTTGAAAGCCGCTGCGCTGGTTTGGTCAAAGGCCCCTGAGATTGTCGGGGCGCATGACACGGGCCCGCTGATCCGCTCGAAGGACGGGTTCTGGCTCGCGATCCCGACGGCGGCGGCTGGCAAAGGCCTGAAAGGCGGCCGCATCACACCGGGGGAATGGGAACGGCGACGGGGGCTGCGGCTGCGGTTTATCTATCGGCGTCGGGGGCCAAGTCTTCTGGTGGCCGAGGGGAGATTAAACAGTCGCGGGTTGGGCGTTGGGTCGCGATCCAAGACGGGTCGTGGCAAGGCGACGGTACCGATCTTTCTTCTGGTGCCGCAGGTTAAGCTTGTGAAACGGCTCGATCTGGCGCGGGATGCGGATCGCGCGCAGGCGGCGGTTCCGGGGATGATCGTGGCGAACTGGGTTGAGGGCAGGTTCGGGTGA